GTGCGGATCGGTACGCTGGACCCCGTCGCGCTGGGCCGGATCGACAATCCCTTCGCAGGATCGGCTGCAGCTGCTGGAACTGCCGCCGCTGAAGCCTTCTCGGCCGCCATGGCGCAAACCTATGTCGCCACACCCGACCTCGGGTTGACCGGGATGGCAGAAGAAGCCACCGCCCGGGCTGAGGCCTATCGCGAGGCCTCCGGCATGCTCGCCGATGCCGCCGCGCGCCCAATGCAAAGCTGGCAGGCGCTGAAGGATGCTGTCGCCGGTGCCGGAACCGAAGGCGAAACCGCGCTCGATGGGGCCACAGAGGCCGCCGACCGGCTGGACGAGTCGATGACCGAAGCCGGGCGCGCCGCCGGTGGCGCCGGTGCCGCTGCTGCGACCGGGGCCGAAGTGGCCAAGACCGGATGGGAGGCGGCCGTGGCCACGCTCGCCGATTATGCCGCTAAGGCCCGCGACATCGGTGGCGATATCGGCAATGCGCTGGTCTCGGCCTTTACCTCGGCGGAGAATGCCGTGGGTGAGTTCGTGAAAACCGGCAAGCTGGATTTCCGCGACCTGGTCACATCGATGATTGCCGACCTCGCGAAACTGGCGGCGCGACGCTTCATCCTCGGCCCCATCGCCAATGCGCTTTCGGGCGCGCTGGGCGGCGCGGGTGGCATTTTCGCGGATATCCTGCATTCCGGTGGCACCGTTGGGTTGGCGGGCAGTGGTCGCATGGTCCCGGCCCTTGCCTTCGCCAATGCCCCACGGATGCATTCGGGCGGCTGGGCCGGGATCAAGCCCGACGAGGTTCCGGCAATCCTGCAGCGCGGGGAGCGAGTTCTGTCTCGGCGAGAGGCAGCAGGGTATGGCCAGGGACAATCCTCTGCACCCGCCGTCAATGTGACGATCAACGCCCGTGACGCCGAAAGCTTCCGGCAATCGCGCACGCAAGTCGCCGCCGACATTGCTCGGGCCGTGTCCCTCGGTCGGAGGGGCATGTGATGGCATTCCATGAAGTCAGGTTCCCCGACAACATCAGCCGCGGGGCGCGCGGCGGGCCGGAACGGCGGACCCAGATCGTGGAGTTGGCTTCGGGCGACGAGGAACGCAATGCCAGCTGGTCCAACAGCCGCCGCCGCTATGATGTCGCCTATGGCATCCGGCGCGCTGACGATCTGGCAGCAGTGGTTGCCTTCTTTGAGGCGCGAAACGGCCGCTTGCACGGCTTTCGCTACAAGGACTGGGCCGACTACAAATCTGCCCTGCCGTCGCAGGCGATCACCACGACGGACCAGCAGCTTGGCACCGGCACCGGTAGCCTGCAAACCTTCCAACTGGCGAAACGCTACACCTCCGGCGCGCAGACATGGGTCAGGACCATCACGAAACCCGTGACTGGAACCGTCCGCGTGGCGCTGGGCATGGTGGAGCAGATGTCAGGCTGGACCGTGGACACGACGACTGGCGTCGTCACCTTCACTACTGCACCAGCGGGCGGCGTCATCGTCCGCGCCGGTTTCGAATTCGATGTGCCGGTGCGCTTCGACAGCGACACCCTCGACGTCACCCTCGATTTTGAGCGGCTCGGCTCGATCACCGCCATTCCGCTCCTGGAGATCCGCAGATGAAAAACCTCTCCCCTGCGCTGCAGGCCCATCTCGATGATGGCACCACCACCTTGTCCTGGTGCTGGCGGATTTCGCGGTCGGACGGTGTGGCGCTGGGCTTCACCGATCATGATCGCCCGCTTTCGTTTGATGCGACCGCGTTTGAGCCAGAAACCGGGTTTGCCGCCTCGGAAATCCGCGCTGGTTCCGACCTCGCCGTCGATGCCCAAGACGCCACCGGCGTGCTGACCTCGGATCGGATCACCGAAACCGACATCCTCGATGGGCGCTGGGACAATGCGGCGGTGGAGCTGTGGCGGGTGAATTGGGCTGACACCAGCCAGCGCGTGCTTTTGCGCCGGGGTGCCGTCGGACAAATCCGGCGTGGCCGCATGGCCTTTGTCGCCGAAGTTCGCAGCCTCGCGCATGTGCTGGGCCAGACGGTCGGGCGAACATTTCAGGCGGGGTGTGATGCCCGGTTGGGCGATGCGCGCTGCGGGATCGATCTGGAAAACGCGATCTACAAGGGCATGGGTGTCGTCATCGATTTGCTTCGCGACCGGGCGTTCATGGCGTCTGGCCTCGCCGGGTTTGACGCGGGCTGGTTCACCTCCGGCACACTGACCTGGACCGGCGGCGCAAATGCGGGGCGGATCACCGAAGTGCTGGCGCATGGGCTGGATGGTAGCATCGCCAGCCTGACCCTGCTGGAAGCGCCGGGGCGTGCCATCGCCGAGGGCGACAGTTTTATCGCACGCGCAGGCTGCGACAAGCGCATCGCGACCTGCAGCGCAAAGTTCGCGAATGTCGCCAACTTCCGGGGCTTTCCCAACATTCCGGGGCAGGATGCGGTCCTGCGCTATGCCAGTCAGGACGGCGGCCATGAAGGAAACGTGCTGTGATGACCGCAGATCCCGACTTGGTCATCGCCGTCGCGCGATCCTGGCTCGGCACGCCCTACCATGATCAGGCCAGTCTGCGCGGCGTCGGCTGCGATTGCCTTGGGCTGGTGCGCGGCGTCTGGCGTGAGGTGGTCGGGGATGAAACATTTCCGATCCCTCCCTACAGCCGGGATTGGGGCGAGACGGGGCCGCGCGAAGTGCTGGCCGAAGGCGCACAGGCGATGATGTCGGAAATCACGCCCGCTGAGGCCGGTCCTGGTGCGCTGGTTCTGTTCCGCATGGCACCGCGCGCCATTGCCAAGCATGTAGGGATTCTGACGGCACCAGACCGCTTCATCCACGCCTATGAACACCTCGGTGTCGTCGAAGAAACCCTGACCACGGCATGGGCGCGCAAGATCGCCTTCGCCTTCCTCTTCCCACAAGACTGAGACCCCACACATGGCAACTTTGGTTCTCAGTGCCGTCGGCTCCGCGATTGGCGGAGCATTTGGCGGCGCCATCCTCGGCTTTTCCGGTGCGGCCATCGGTGGCTTCATCGGCTCGACCATCGGCTCGGTGGTCGACAACTGGATCGTCTCGTCCCTCGCCCCGGCGCAACGCATCGAGGGCGCGCGGCTGGACAGCTTGCGCATCACCTCGTCCACCGAAGGGGCCGTGATCCCGCGCCTCTTCGGCCGGATGCGGATCGGAGGCAACATCATCTGGGCCACGGACTTCCGCGAGGAGGTCAACACGACCCGCCAAGGCGGCGGCAAGGGCAGCGGACCCAAGGTCACCACCACCGAATATCTCTACTACGCCAGCTTCGCCGTCGCGCTGTGCGAGGGCGAGATCACCGGCATCGGCCGGGTCTGGGCCGACGGCAAACCGATGGACATGACGGGCGTCACCTGGCGTTGGTATCCCGGCAACGAGGTGCAAAGCCCCGATCCGTTCATTTCCGCCAGGATGGGTTCTGCCAACACGCCCGCCTATCGTGGCACCGCCTATGTGGTGTTCGAAGAACTGAACCTCAGTGCCTTCGGCAACCGCCTGCCGCAGATCAGCTTCGAGGTGTTCCGGCCCCTTGCGGATCCCGACACGGCCGAGGGACTGGTCAAGGCGGTGACGATGATCCCGGCCTCTGGCGAATTCGCCTATGCGACCGCCCCAGTCAAAAAATCCACCGGCTCCGGCGGCGCGACAGTGGCCGAGAACCTGAATGCCATCACCGACACCGCGGACATCGTTGTGGCGCTGGACCGGCTGCAGTCGCTCGCTCCGGCTGTGGAAAGCGTCAGCCTGGTTGTGGCCTGGTTCGGTGATGATCTGCGGGCCGGGAACTGCAAGGTGCGGCCGGGCGTCGAGGTGGACACCAAGACCACGACACCGTCGGCTTGGGTCGTGAACGGTGTCGCACGTGCTGATGCGTTTCTTGTCAGTCGCGATACTGAAGACCGTCCTGTTTATGGCGGCACGCCCGCCGACTTCGCCGTGGTGCAGGCAATCCAAGAGATGAAGGCCCGCGGGTTGCGCGTCACCTTTTATCCCT